ATCCAGGTGCCGCCAGAGGTCCTATGAGCATTGCCGACACCCAGCAACAGATGGCTCGATCGACACGGGGCTCTGTCCCCATGTCACGGTTCATGCTCAACGGTGTGTCAATGGACGTCACCGTGGTCGATGCCGGGCTGTTGTTCATGGATGGCACCCATGACGAAACCACCATCACCGTCACCTCGGCCACACTGGAGAACACCGAGGGCCTGGTGGACTCCCCGATCAGCTTCACCTGGGGTGTATCACCACGCTCGGAGGCGTTCAGCGGCTACATCATGGGCGTCGAAGAGAAGTCGGGCGGGGCCACCGGCGCGCTGACGTTCTCGATGACCATCTTCGGCACGACCAAGGCGATGTTCGAAGGGCGCCCCCGGTTCTGGTCGAACAAGAGCGTGCCCTCGGCGGTCAAGGACCTGGCGTCCTCCTGCGGCCTGGGCTTCTACGGCCACGACCATACCTTCCTATGGAAGGCCCTGGCCCAGACCGACGAGACGGACTGGGCGACGGCCAACAAGCTGACCAAGCGCCTCGGTTGGCGGCTGTGGTCCAGGTACGGATGCCTGCTGTGTTACGACCCGGCCAAGCTGTTCACCGAGTCGGGCAGCTACTGCCGGCTGTTCATGGGCACGCCGGAGGACTACACCACCGACCGCCAACTGCTGGAGTTCACCCCTACCGAACAGACCAACACCGACAAGAGCCGCCTGGGCAGCAAGTTCGGCTACTTCGCGCCAGGTGGTGTCGTGCAGACGGCCACCGAGCCTGGTGAGTTCGCCGGCTACAAGTTCGTCACCGACAACGTCATCGACAGCCCGGCTGCGGCCACTGCTTATCTCAGTGCCGAGACGGCTGACATGGACACCTGGAAGCAGAGCGCCATGGCCAGGGTGTGGGGCGATGCCGACATCTACCCGGGCATGTGCGTGGACGTTGTCACCACCAACCGCCGGTATGTCAAGGCCAAGTATGACGGCAAGTGGCTGGTCCGGGGTTGCTCCCATCAGATGGATCGCCAGCAGTACCAGACCATGCTCTACCTCGTGCGCCCATCTTCCACAGCCTCCGTCAGCACGTCGTCGTACACGCCGTTCTGGCGGGTCAACGACATCTCTGCCGCCAAGCCCTTCGTCTCGGTCAACGAGGGGCAGTGGCTGTCATCCAAGGCTGACCGGAGGTTCGTCCTGTGAGAGCCATCACCTTCCCCTTCGCGCTCGACACGTCGGGCCATGTCAAGGAGACAGTGACCTACGAGGACGTCGTGCGCGCCCAGGTGGTCGATGCCTTGATGACCAACCAGGGCGAGCGTGTCTTCCGTGGCCGCTACGGGTGTGACATCCAGGCGGCGCTGTTCGATCCCTCCGACGAACTGATCCGGCGAGACGCTGCGGCACAGATCAAGACCAAGCTGGAGCGCTTGGTCAACCGGTGCATCGTGCGAGGCTGCACCATCGAGTTGGGAGCGCCAGGCACAGTGAACATCACCATCGTCTACCGCCCATCGCTCTACGCCTCCGATACCTCGGTCACTGTGCCGACCTCGTCGGAGTTCCTCGCCCGCCAATCGATCTTGGGGAACATCAACAATGAGTGACGTCGGCATCGTCGTTGATCTTGACGACCAGACCATCGAGCAGGGCAAGGTCGTCCTCGACTACACCAGTCGGGACTTCGTGGCCATCCGTAGCCAACTGGTGGGCCTGGCCAAGGGCCTCATGCCCGACTGGCAGACCGCAGGTGAGGCCGGTGACTTCGGCACGCTGATCCTGGAGTTGTTCGCCTACATGGGCGACGTCCTGCACTTCTACATCGATCGCACGGCGTCGGAGGCCTTCCTCGGCACCGCCGTGCGCCGGCAGAGCATCCTGTACATCGCAGACATGATGGGATACACGCCTATCGGCCAGCAGGCTGCGTCGGTGGCCCTGACGCTGACGATGGAGGCCGACGACCCCGAGGCCCCTGGCTCCGTCGAAGCTGTCACGCTGCCCAAGGGCACTCGGGTGTACAACTCGGCCGGCAACTCCGACGACATCGTCATCTTCGAACTCGACAGCGAGGTGACCATCCAGCCGGGCACCAAGCAGACGACCTATGCCTCCGAAGGGCTGACCATCGAGGCCCTGTCATTGGGGCTGTGTCAGGGCGTGCCCAACACCGAGTTCGTCATCCCCGACAAGGGCGTCATCTTCGGCACGGTGCGGGCCCAGACCCGCGAGGGCTACCAGGTCGTGGAGTGGACGACGTTCCACCACCTGGCCACTGCTCGGCCGACGCAGGCGGTCTTCACCACGTTCCTGGACGAGGCGGGATACACGCATATCGTCTTCGGGGACAACTCGTCGGGGCGCATCCCGCCGGTCAACGCCGAGGTGTTCGTCTTCTACCGCTACGGGCGGGGGGCGATCGCCAACGACGTGGCAGCCGGCGCCGTGGACACCATCGCCCCGGTGCCCGACGTGGACACCTACGGCCTGTCGGTGACCAACCCGGAGAGCCCGGTCGGTGGCTCGGACCCCGAGAGCGTGGATTCGATGCGCTACACGGTCAGCCGTGGTGGCACCCGGATCAGGGACCGTGCTGTGACACTGACCGACTACGCCGACCTGGCGATGCAGGTCCCCGGTGTGTCCAAGAGCGTGGCTTACGGCACGGTGTACACCGCCGTGCACGTGCGCATCGCCCCGCCCAACGGCCAGGCCAACGTCGCCTACATGCAGCGCCTGTGCAACTCGGTGGAGGCCTATCTCAACGACAAGATCATGATCGGTTCGTCGGTGTACATCGAGCCGCTGGACGTCAACGAACTGTGGCAGGACGTCTACATCCAGATCACGGTGCACGTACAGGACGCCTACAACCGCACCACCGTGCGCCTGCAGACCGACTCGGTCGTGCGCTCGATGCTGTCGTTCACCTCGGTGGACTTCGGCTACCGGGTGTCGGTCGGCGCCATCTACCGCGCCGTGCTGGCCGTGCAGGGCGTGAGCTACGCCGAGTTGGAGTGGCTGGCCACCATGGCCCCGGTGGACGACACCGACCCGGAGAACGACGACACCAACACCGTGGTCCGAGTGACCTACCGCCACGACACCAGCAACGTCATGGGCGACCCGACGACGGGCAAGTACCGGCGGGACAACGCCACCACCCCGACGCAGTTGGCCTTCTCGGCCACCGATGCCGATGGCATCGCCCGCACCTTCTCCACCCTGGGCATCGGTGACCACATCGTCTACAGCCCGGTGAGCGACCCACAGTCGTGGATGAGCCTGGTGGTCACCTCGTTGCCGACCAACGCCGGGCACGTCACCTGGTACCAGGTGGGCGTGACCAAGATCGACCAGGCGACCACCGTGTTGCCGCCGAACAACAACCAGACCGTGCTGTTCTCCGGCATCCGCTACAGCCCGACACCGGACTCGCTGAGCACGGTCGAGGACATCGTCACGGACGAACTGCTGATACCACGGATTGCCCCCATGCCGGCCATCAAGACGGCTGATGTGTCCAACGTGGCGCTGACGACCAACGTCGCCACGCTGACCACTGCGGCCAACCACACCTTGCTCGTCGGGGAGACGGTGGCCGTCGCCGGAACCATCGCCCCAGGGGCCACCCCGGGTGTGTTCAACGGGCAGTGGCTGGTCACCGCGGTCACGGCGAACACGTTGAGCTACGCCCTGACCAACGCCAACGTGGCCTCCACAGCGCAGACGCCGCCGCTGGGCACGGTCAAGAGCGTCAACCTGCCCGAGAGCGAGACGGACTACCCCGAGATGTCCGAAACCGAGCGCACCCACGACGGCCTGTGGGTCAAGGCCGTTGGTGGGCTCCCGAACACGTGACACCTGATGCTCGACACCATCCGCCGCCTGGCGCTCCCGATCGCCATCACCTCGTTGCTCGTCAACGTCCTGGTGTGCATCGTCTCGGCCGTGCTGTGGTGGATGGCGATCGCTTGGGGCTGGCTGGACTCGGTGGTGTTCGTCTCCAACGTGTCGATGCTGGCGCTGGTGTTCAGCGGCATCTCCGGAGTGGCGGCGGGCCTCGCTGGGATCTTGGCGCTCGTGCCAACCGACGAGATCGTGGACAAGGTGATGGGCGATGACTGACGAGTGGTGGCCAGAGGGATACGACGACCCGGCGTTCCAGGTCCAGCGCCAGGTCTACGGCACCGCCGTGGGCGGCGACTACGTGCGCGGCTCGTCGGGTGTCGGGCTGGCCCACACGGCGGTGCGCTACACCACCGACCGCAGCACGCTGTCCACGGTCGGCACGCGCTCGATCCTGCACGTCTCGCCGGTGCTGCACGACACGGTGCGCATCGAGTGGGGCTGGCCGCTGGCACCCAACGACGACTGGCTGGAGGTGTCCATCGTGCGCTCGGCGTTCGGCCGGCCGTCCACGCCCAACGACGGCCAGACGATCTACCGCCAGCCGCGCACGCTGTTCGTCAACCCCAAGTACCCCTCCGCTGACGGCTTGGCCAAGCCGCTGATCGAGCCGCCGATCGTGTTGGACCAGGCCCTGCCGCCGGGGCGTTGGTATCACTACGCCATGTTCTTCAAAGTCAGCCCGATCGAGTGGGTCAGGGGCATGGT